ATCCTCAAATATATCTTCAGTCCAACTTTCAGTGTTTTGAGAACGGTAAACCGAACCTAAACCTGGTTGTGTTGTGATGACCGTACTTGTTGCTATGTCTGTCTCTCCTAATTTAGATGACCATAACTTGTAATCTATAGAATCAGTTTCAATAACAAGAGCATACTCAGTATCATTTTGTAAATAAACTGGGAAATCAAACATAAAGTTTGTAGGAGTTGTAGAGTTTGTTACACCCTCTGTATCAACCGCTACACCCATTCTAACTGCTGGTGTATCTATTTCTATAAAGGTTTGTATTTCACACCCTCCAGCACCATTTCCGACGCCTTTCACAACAACTGATGGTGCTTCTGTATATCCAAATCCAGATAACGATACCTCAGCATTATAAATCTTACCACCAGATACTTCTATGCTTGCTGTAGCAGTGGATCCGCCAGGTAATTGTGGACTTTCTATTGTTAGAATTGCACTGTCATAGTTAAGACCAGGATTTGTAATTCTTAAATCAGAAAGTTTACCACTATCTTTTGCTATTGTTAAAATAAAATCTGTGCCATCTGTTGCATTTGAAAGAGTTACAGATGGAATTGATAATCCTTCATTTGGTGTGAAAGATCTACCATTATGATTACTTAAAACAACTGTGTAACACTGTTCATTTGTAAGACTATATCTACCAGATGCAGAAGCAACTAACTCAACATTATTCTTATCAAATACTTGAAGTATAGGACCTGAAGCAGAAGAAGATGCACCAGTTACATTTTCTCCTTTGAGAACTGACACATTTCCACTAGCAAAACATTTAAGGAAAGTATTTGGAGAAAGAGTTTTTTCAGAACCAGGCACAATGTTCTTAGCAGGTTTTTCTGCATCAACATTAGAGATGTAAGCTTTGACTGGAATGTTAGTGCTCTTTTTACTAAAGAAAAGATCAACACCAGTTACAAAACATCCACCATCTAAATTTTCTACTTTAAATGTTTGTGCAAGAGGATTAGGTCTTATAGGATTATCAGTATTACTTTCAATTAATTGAATACCCTCATTAGATTTGAAGTAAGATGGTTTAGTAGAAACAATACTTGAAGGATTCTCTGGAAGAATACCTGTAGCATAATACTTAACTTCTGTGTAACTATCAACTTCTTCTTTTGGTTCGTTAGTTGCACTAGATGTAAATCTAAATGTCAATATACCAGAAGTAATTGATACTTCTTCAGCAGAAGTGTCATATGGCAAAGTATCTACATCACCAGTCCAAGTTGCATTTTCAGATGGTGGTAGACCAGCAGGAACAACAATTAATCCACTAGCATTACCATATTCATCAGTAGTTATTTCACCATTAAATGCTGATAATGAATTTCCAGCAATACCAGTATATCTAAGATCAGGATTAACCCAACGACCAATATCTCTTCCTTCTAAGAAAACATACATTTTTGTATTAGGTTTCATTCTCTTGATCACATATTTTATAGGAACACTTCTAGCAAAGAAAGCTAAAGAAGTTGAAACTAAACTTTCACCAACACTCTTAGTTTGAATTCCTTTTCCTACCTCATTGTTTTGAGGACTAATATTGGAAGAACTTGCTACAGAGGCACTAGCAACAGAAGTTATAGCTTGTTGTGTATTAACATTACCTAATGAATTGATAGCAGTAAATGAAGTTGATGTTCCAACCCAGTTAACTACGAAAGAATTAAACAAACTTGAAAAACTTTCCTTTACATTTTCTTTTGCTAAGAATATGTTGAATAGATCTGTGTTAGTATCTACTACTAATGGTTCTTCAGATTGATCATACCAATGATCAATAGATGGAGATATTTCTCCATCGCCAACATATTGTAATACAACAAATGGATTTGGATTTAAAGTCTTAGATGCAAAATCATTACCAAGTAAATTTAATGGTGAATATGGCAATGTTACCATATCTCCTGATTTTTGATATCCAGAAACTGATCTTTGATCTTCTCTATTATTAACTTCTTCTAGATTTACAGAATCTTCTTTTGCTTGAGGACGTAGGACACTTTGCTGACTGTCCACTGCACATCTATAATCAAGAGATTGTAAGTTACCAACTTTATGTGCTTCAAAATTATCTACAAAGAAACCAGACTTAAATCTGTCTAGACCAATTTCATCCTTAACTTGCATATTAAGAGCTTGTTGCTCAAGAATACTGAGAGTAGTATAGTATTCAAGTCTTTCAATACGCTTCTCTAACTTACCGATATCACGCATTGTATAACGACGATTGTCTACAGGTGTGACTCTTACATCTTTAGTTGTCTTAGTAAATGCAGGAATATATGCATAGAAAAGAGGTACAGCATCATCAATAGGATCAGGTTTAGATGGGTTGAGTGATGAATTACCTTCTTTAACTATAAACTGACCTTTCTTATCTAAGAAGATACCATCAATACGATCTAAGTATTGAACTTGACTGAATGAGAATGTATATTCTAAATTCAAATCAGGAGCTGGTGTACTAGCAACTACAGCACCAGCACCAGCAAAAGATCCAACAGTAGTTTCAAGAGAAGCAATATTAAGGAAACCAGGAATGATAGCACTACTATCTACTTTAGGTCTGAAATCAATTACATTTTTAAGTTCTAAATTTCCATGAACAGAAGAGTTGAAAGATGGAATCTCATCTTCTGGAACACCTGCTTCATGAAGATAACTATCAATAGTACAGAAGTCTCCTTGAGATTGCTCAAAGTAATCAAATGCAATTAATAGTTGACCAACAGCAGGTTCAAATCCTGGTTTTAGAACAATACGAGAAACATCATATAATGTATCTCTTTGACCATTATCAAATGAATATCTAGCTGTAACGTCAGTTCCAGAAATTAAGTTACCTGCAGAGTCTACATTAGGTGCTTGAGAAGAAGTTCCTTCGTAGATATATTTTAATTTGAAAGCATCAGAATATGATAGAGTTTCTACAACATCTGTATCATAATCAACTCCTCTAAATGGAACAATACGATCACCAGCAGAAGCAACAACAATTCTCTTATTTCTTACGGCAGTCTTAAGTCTTGGTTTTGCGTTTGTTACTTCAAGAGTTGCAGTAAGTTTTAATTTAGGGAAAGTTCCATTAGAAGGAATAGTTCCAAAATAAGTTGATGGTAACTGTAAACTAATACTACCAGATGTAAGACCACTAGCTGTATCAGTAGCAGATGTTATTTCTACTGCATCGTCAGACACAAAAACAATATCACCTTTTACAATGTCAGGTGCATCACCAGGATCTAACACAGTAATAATATAATTTTCTTCACTAAATGCAGCGAATCTTTGTGTACCAAATGGTAACTGTGCAGCAAATGTAATTGTACCACCACCAGAAGATGCAGTAGTTACAAAATCTCTACGGAAGTAGTACTTAATTTTAGTATCATCTCCACCAGTAGATATTTGAGATACTTGTTTGCTACCAGTTGGGAATAGTAATGTACCAGAGTTAGTATTTGCTACCTTAGGACGTAAACGTACAATACTTGTATTTGTAACATCACCAGGTAAAGCTGTATCTAGATAAACTCTAGATTTAGAAGATCCTTCTTGTTTTGTTGCGTATTGTACAATAGAACGAACTAGATTATTACTATCATCAGAGAACTGTACAAGATCTCCTTGCTGTAATAGAACAGATGCATCAGCACTAAAACTAGTAGACTCAATAAAATTAGTTCCTTGAGTTCCAAAGAATGTAAAATTGGTAACTGATTTAATTTCAGAAAAAGTCTGACTGTCTATAACTACATCTGCAGAAAAAGTATTTGCATTTCCAGAACCATATTCACAACCAATTGATTTTACATTTTGTGGAGTATATGTTGTAACTGTGTTTCTGAATAAAACAGGTACAACAGCAGCTGCAGAAGCAGGTGTAGCTGCTCCATCAGGATTTTTTACAGTGACAGCAGGAGGTTGAGCATATTCAACGTTTACTGCTCTTCTATTGATAATAGTTGCATTGTAAATATTACCAGCGACATTCTTTCCTATATCAATTTTTGAAGCATCAAATTCAAGACCATTAATTAATAAAGAACAACCATCGGCATATCCTAAACCTCTATTCTGAACAACAAAGTGAGAGATTGTATTGTCTTTTGCAATTTTTACAGTATTACCATCTTCATCTCTAATTGTTTCACCAGATAAAAACTTACCAGATAGAGTTCTAACAAACAGAATTCTTCCTGTACTATAAACACCAGCAGATGATCCCTCTACAACTCCATATGCGTTACTGTTAAGACCAAATACATATTTACCCTCATCAAATGAACCAGCACCAGCAGGAATATTTTCTAAGATAATTTTAGTAAAAAACTGTGGATCAAAATATGAATAACCAAATGTAGTATTGTACGCAGATGTTCCTGCCTCTAAACGACCTTTAGATAAAACAATATCAGAATCTGAATCAAATCCAGATCCTCTCTGTTGTAAAAATAAATTACTTGGTTTTGTTTTTCCAATAACAGGAGTGACAATTTCCGAGTAATCTACAATAAATCCAAACTCATTGTTTCCTGTTGAAGCATCATTTTCTGTTAGATAAATTTTTCTTTTATATTCTGTATCAGCTAAATCATATTCTAATGCCAATAGTTCCAATTCACTCTTATTACCAAAAACTGTAAGTTCTAAGAATTGAACAGATACTGATGAGTTGATAAGTGGTTTATTAGTAGTGGCAAAAGATAATGTTTTAAAAGAACTAGTAGATGTTGGTGTTCCAGAATCAGATCTAGATTTAATATAGAACAACTCGCCAAATTGAGTTTGGAATGTAGAGTCTGTTACTGAACCAATTAAAGTTGTGGTGTTAGTAATCTGTAAAGTAATGGTTTTAATTCCATCATCAACATTAAAAATCTTACCTCTTCTATCAATAGTCTGTCTGTGATCAGTTGATAGTTCTGTATTGTTTAGACCAATAGATCCATCATTAAATGTAGAATATAAAAATACATCAGGATATGCAGTTAACTCAGACCCCTCTTTATTCAAAGGAACACTACCAAACATGTTAGTAACACTGTATGTTGGTAGACCTTTACTCTTAAGATTTACGTTGTCACTAGACAAACTTTCTCTTGCTTTATTAATTTCTAGATACTTAGTTTCTTTATTGACAATCTCATAACCCTTAATATATGCCTTACCAGGACCAATACTGGCAATCATTTTTCTTGCTGCTTCAGAAGCACTCTTTCCATTATATAAACCAAATTCATCAATACCAAAAATACCTCTATTACCATCTTTTTGTGCAAACTCTCTAATATCTACAGAGAAGTTATCTACAATATAATCACCAGACTCATCAAATGTTCTACGAGCTAATGTTTGTTCTAATACACTAAAGTCAGTAGATGAGATTTTACTTTGTACTTGTCCTCTTGAAACTGTAAGTAACTGAATAAAGTTTTTGTCAGTAATTGCATTAAGAGCAAACTCTTTTAACTCTAAACTAATTTTTAATCTATGTGAACCAGGTGCAGTGTAATTTGCAGAACCTATTGCATTATCATATAAACTTGCGTCTTCTTCTGGTGTTACGATTTCCTCTTTAATTGTAAAACCTACTTTTGCAGATGGTTTGTTATAATATTCATCAATAACTAACAATGCCTCATCATTACGAACAAAATAACCATTGACAAAGTAAATACCTTCTTCTACCTTTACAGCAGAACCAAATCCCATAGCAGGACTTTCTAATGAAGTTACAGCATCTGTATCAGGATTTGTAATTTGAATACTAGTAGGAAGAACACTACCATCTGTACCTACTACAAGTAAAGGAGTATTAACACCATCAACCACCTCTAGAGTCTCACCTTGTCTAAAAGTAGACTCAGTATTAGAATTACCACTATTAATATAATTTACAAATAAAGTATCAGCAGAAGACTCAGTTGCTAATTTTGTTGACAAGATAGTTGCAATAACACCAGAAGTAAGACCTTGAACCTGTTGACCTACTAATTGAGTTATATCATATTTTTTATAAACAATATCGTCTCCCTCTGAAATAGCAACCTCAGAGACAGACGATAATTTTACGTAATCTAATTTTGTATTAAGACCTACCTCACCAGGAATTACGAGCTCTCCTTGCTTAAACGCATACTTTCCAAAGCTCTCTACTTGATTTTGGAGAATAGATTGTACTTGCGTTAATTCCCTACTTTGAATAGAGTAACCAGGACGGAATAGAATCTTATAGAAATTCTTACTCGCGTCAAAGTCCTCATAATAAGGATTAACATTTAGGTTTGTCTTCTGAGGCATCTTACTTCGCCAAAATACTAAGTATCTAATCTTTAGTATTTAGCGCAGTTTCTAGAATTCAATTACTAACTTGATATCTTCAATCTGGTCAGGAGCACGAGTGATTAGTCTTCTGTTCTCAACATAGATGACATCACCAGAATTATTTTCAATTTCAGGTGCTGCTAAACCACTTGCAAAAGTGACACCTAACAGGGTAGAACCGTAAGAAGTATCTACAGTACCAGATGCAGTAGATTGCTCTCCACCAATAGCATTAGAACCATTTGACTCAAATGCTCTGACTATTCCTTGGTCAGTGTGAGCATCATTTGTTTGGATGTACTTAAGAACACCAGCAGTTGTAGAACCACTATCCAATGTCCATGATACAACTGTACCATACGCAGTACCACCAGTTACAGTCTGAGTAATTTTCTCGTCAACTATGTAATCTGCAGTAGCACCTGTAATCTTAACAGATTTTAATCCAGATAATGTATCTGCGGTTGAGAATGTTGTTGTTCCCCAGTTGAATGGGTCAGCAATAATACCAATTCTACGGAAATCGTTATCTACAGGAAAATCTCCAGAACCTTCTGAATATGTAAGACGAATGTTAGTCATAACACGCTTACCATTTAATTCTGTCTCATGATCAGAACCATGTCCACCTTCAGGAGGTAAAACAATTTCAAGAGCTCCAACAGCAGAAGCACCAGTTGTAACAGCAGTTGTTAAACCAGAATCAGAGAACAAATTACCATTAGTTAAAAGAACGTTAGCATAAGTGTAACCTGATCCACGAGCTTGAATACTTGCAGATGTGATAGTACCAGAACCATTTGTTACAAATTCAACAACACCATTAGATCCATCACCCTTAATGCTTGTGTATAGAGTCTGTGATGCAGGAAGTCCACTACCAGCATCTTCAACAAGAACAACATCACATGCACCTGCTACAGCTTGTGCTACAACACCAGTTCTAGAGGTGTTAGCAGGAAGAACGATAGGTAGGAAATCAGAAGAAAGGAACTTAAGAACATCATCTGTAGGAATAGTATACATGTACTTCCAAATGTACTTAGCACCAGTTGTTTCTGTATAAAGACCAGTAGCAGAAGCGTAGTTAGTACCTGCAGTGCTTGGTTCTTCAGTTGCACCTTGACCTGTAGTGTTACTAGGATCTTCTCCGTTGAAAAGACACTTGAATACTTCATATGAAGAGTTCATTACGTAGAACTTAGCATCTGCAATTGAGTTTGCACCTGTTGCAGTTTGTTTACCAATTTGACCACCGCCACCAGGTGTAGCTGCATAGTCTGGTTTCCACATATCATACTTAGGGTTAGCAACTAGATCCCAGTTGTAACGACGAATAACTGTTCTAGCAAAAGAAGTGGTAATACGTTTTGCTGCAATTAGTTCGTTTTGTATTTTAAATTTTTTATTTAAATTAAAAAATGTAACTTTAATTTATAAAAGTCTTGCACCTATAGGCCTAACTTTTAATATTA